TCTAATCCGAATCTCCCACCACCCAACTGATCTCTTCTGCTCTCTAATTGCTCTAGAATAGGTATGATGTCTTGCATGTTAAGCTTACCACCAGCAGCTATTCTTTGTCGTGCCCCCGTAGCACCAAGTATTGCACCCGCTCTTTCTGTCTCTAAGCCTCCCACTAAAAGCTTGCTTAAAGAACCTAAGGCTCCTGTTATGTCCGTTCCCCCTGCTCGACCTGTTAACTCACTAGCGATACCTCCTAAGCTCTCCACAGCGTCTGAGCCAAAGAAAGAAGCCTGTTCCATAGTGCCCCTTAAGGATTGCATTGTAGATACCAGCTTATCATTACTAACACCATACTTATCACTTACATCTTTGTTTACCTTTGCTAAGTTATCAATAGCCTCAACATTATTTCCTGTGAATAGAACTAAGTCTGAATTAAGCTTACCTAAGGCTTTAAAATTCTGACCAGTAGCGATCATCTCAGTCGTAAGGTCCATAAGACCCTTTGTTTGGAATCTTACTCCTTGACCGAAGTTTGATATTAAAGCCTCTTGAAGCTGTTGATTACCGACTAATCCCTTAGCTAAAACATCGGTGTTCTTGGACACCATGTCCGTAAGCTTCTTGTTAGTAGTTCCTATCTTTAAAGCTTCTCTATTTGTAGCATCCATCCTGCTCATGGATTCTTGAAGCCTCGTCATCGGGTTTGTAAACTTTTCAAAGCTACCCCTGAGGCTCGCAATACTTCTATTTAAGTTCTTACTTAACCTGTTTGAAGTAGATAAAAGCTCGTTACGCAGTTGTTGAGCAGGGCTTGGTGTATTAGAAGGAGGAGGGTTAGTATTTGACATTATAATGTCACCTTGTAAATATCAGATAAGACGGAGACGTTTAAAGTTCTAAAGTTACCAACATAGGGCTTTCCTGCCTTTAAAGAGGGCATACTTTTTGCTGTTGAATAGGTGGCAGCAACTTCATTACCATACATAGTATTTAGCAACTCACTGAAGGTAGCCTCATCTAAAGAGTCGCAGGCCAAAACGGTAGATAACGTATTGTGCTGATAAGATAGAAAAATACCCCCGGAGGATCTTTTTGAGCTAATAACGATGCCATATCGAGGTCCCCCTCCATAGGTAAATTCAATTAAATTTCCTGGGCGTAATGCTAAGTAGGAAGTCTCCGCTACGGAGTAATTTTTAAATTCCAAAAGCCTAGACCCTAGTTCACTTCGTAACCCTCTATCCATTGTAATATATTAGTAAGATACATATATTTAGTGTTTTTGCTGAGGTATGGTCTCCTATTACTATTTATAAGATATGAACACATTAGAAGAGGATTTAGTCGAAACTATTGATTTGCTTAACTTTACTTTCTCCAGTGACTTTGTGGATAAATGGAGTTTTAAATACGGAAAGAGATTACCTAGCCTTTATCAACTTAGACTGCTTAAGTCTCTAGACACAAGAAAGCCTCTAAAGCTACAGACCGTATATAAGTTCTTAGTGGTCGATTCAGGATTTAATGAAGAACTTATAAAAACCTTCCTAGAAGATATTGACTATGAGATCTACTTCCCTATAATCAAAGGTCAACTAGGAGACTTACAATGAACGATGAAGACAAAATGGTAAACGCCCTATGGAGGGCGCAGCAAATAAATGAAGGCAAGCCTGACCCAGGTGCTGACTGGGAAGAGGAAGGTACTGGTTATTTTGGGGTTCTACTACTTATACTATTCTTTGTGTACCTAATAGATCAAGTAACCCACTAACCCTTCTTCTCAGCAGCAATCTTCTTTTTTAGTTCCTTCTGCTCGTCAATCCTCTTGCAGACATCCGTCTCTGAGTGGAACCTTGGGCACGCTTCTTTGTACTCACACCAGTCACAGAAGATATTCTCTTGTGCCCAGAACTCATCCTTCTTCTTCTTACGGATCCTCCAGACCTTTTCGATCTGTTGCTTCTTCCATCTATCAATTTGGAATCGTGAGAACTTAACGGCTACAAAGTTACCTGTAACTGGATAGTAGTGAGCGCAGTAAATCTTTTCGTAGGGAACGTCGTAAAGCTTATGAATTGCCCATGCATATCCCTTCAGTTGATTGTCATCCATTAGAGTCCTCTTCTTCTTTTCCCTCTTGGATGTCTTGTAGTCGATAACTAAATATCCTCCGTCGTTACCTTTAATTACACGGTCGATAACTCCGATAAAAGTTATGTCATTTTTCTCATCCAAAGGTACACTTACCATTTGCTCAGTAGACATGGTTTCACCCATCTTCTGATTCCATAGTATAAAGTTCTCTAAGCAGGATTTCATCCTGTCATTCTCATGGAATGGGACCTTGTAAGTGGGGCGTTCTTGTTCAGCTATCTTCAAGAGGGACTTCATGTCCTTCTCTTTGTATCCAATCTCAAAGATCTTGTGAATGAAGGATCCGAAGTTCAACGCATCCTCATTCTTAGCTCCGAAGCCCGGTAATCTTTCTATATATCTCAGCTTGTATTTCCATAGGCACTGGTCTATGATGTCACTGCGAGAGGCACTAATATTATTTATAAACATGGGATCCGATTCTTTCATTAGAAAATACTGTTTGGACAAGTTCCACTCTAATTATAGACTTTGTAGCGACGATACAGAACTAGTAGTTCCGTCTATCTTCGTGAAAGATGACTATAAGAGGCACATGTCCATCAATACAGAAACGGGCCTATGGCGTTGTTTTAAGACTGGTGAGGTGGGTAACTTCCTTAAACTGTACTCCAGTCTAGAGAAGTGTAGCTACCGTGAAGCTTATGAGAAGTTTGTCTTTGAAGACTTCATGAACTCATACTCCACTCCCAGGAAGTTTGAGGAGTTCGATCCTGATAAGATCGAGTCCAACCTTGAGGAGTCAGAACATTTTAAAGTAGTTGAGGATCACCCTCTGATTCAATCCCGCATGTTAGACCAATTCAAGTTCTACATTGCAACGGGAGGCAAGTATAGGGGCAGGTTAATCATTCCTTTTATTAACCGTAACAACAAGTTATTCTACTTCCAAGGTCGAGCGTTAGGTGATGAGATGCCTAAGTATTTGAACTGCAAGAATCTTAGAAGCTCTCAAGTTCTATACCCCTTTGATTATGGCTCTCAGGAGCCTCTGTACATCACTGAGGGAGTCTTTGATTGCCTAAGCCTACAGGCGGTAGGGTTGAACGCAACGACCACTCTAAGCTGTTTTACGAGCCGTGATCAGATGCTACAACTAAGTCAGTATCGTGGTCCTCTAGTCTGCGCGTTTGACAGCGATGAGGCAGGAACTAAAGGCCGTAAGAAGTTCATGGATCTAGCTCACTGGGTTAGACGAGACGATCTACTCACCGTTGTCCCACTCCATCCCTTCAAAGATTGGAATGAGATACTAGTTAAGAAAGGCCCTGATTTCCTAAAGGCCCAAGCAGAGAAGACTCTAAAGCTTGACCCCCTTTACATCCAGTGCCTAGCGTATGATAAAGGCCATATCATTTGATACGATTGTTTGATTCAACGCATTAAACTTAAGTCTAGCAACGTAGGTTCCTGTCATGGATCCTAGGGTACCATTTAGCAACTTAGGGTGAGACTTCAATGCTTCAGTGTCAAAGTTAAATATGATCGTATTCTCTGAGGTGGTATCCATTACCCCTGAAGTCTCAGAATAACCCGATACCTCCACCCTAGCAGCAAGATTGCGATCTTGATTCTTCTTGTAAATCTCAAGCATGGGTTGAGTAACCAATGACTCCTTAAAGAGATTTGTGATGCTCCTGTCGATGTTCGCATTCTCAAGGGTGAACTCGTTTGTAAACTTAAGGTCAACCTTAGAACCTAATACTAGGAAGTTATTCTCCAGTCTAGTAGCAACTCGGAAAAGTAATGGCTCTGTAACACCAAAGAACCTATCCTCCGTTAGTGTAAACTCGTTGATAATTGTATCAACATCCGAACCGGCTGCTCTCTCTAAACTCCAAACATCAATGTAATCCCCGGTCGAGGATACCCTATTCTCTACCTCAACATCCTCACCGGATAGGTTAAATATACCAGCCGGAAGGACACTGTTGTTTAAAAGAACACAAGCGAACTTGCCAGTGTCCAATCTGTAGACTCCAGAGGAATTTGAGTCAGCATTGTAGTTTGAAGCATCAAAAGCACTGTTCCCGTTGACAACTCCAGCCCCCGAAAAGTGCATGAGTAGAGTTGAACTAATTCCTCATACCCGTTAAGCTCTCCGTCTGAATTAATGACCGTATCCGGGAATTGATTGTTTGAGGCTGCGAAGATGGAAACGCCACTAATCGCCTCAGGGTCAGTGTATTGCCCGTCATTAATGAAATACATTACGAGAGCGGTCGGGCCTAAAACCGTAGGTCTTTCATGCCTCGTGGTAACCTTCTTGTCGTTAATTATCATATCGCGTCTCCAGTCTCTTCATCTCCTCTGAGTAAAATCTCAAGAAGGTCATTCGCTCCTTCTTGGTCATTACCTTTACATCAGAATAAGAAAAACTAAGCTTACTTACTAATATGTAGGCTTGTTGGAGCAGATCCTCGGAGGTTAAAGTCTCTGTTAGCTCACTGAAAAAAAACCGGCATCTATCGGTACTGCAAGCGTTTCTTTATGCCCACATTTCCCGCACTTAAATACAAATCGAGGGTCGATGCCAAAGGTGCCCCCTGTAACCGCAGTGTATATCTTCTTCACATCCGCAATTTCCATCATATCGATGGCTTTGGATATAAACACAGGATCTGACTTACCTTTCAGGGAGTCTACAAACCTGTAGAGATTCTTGTATATGGTTTCGGTATCGGTCAGTAATTTTTCTTGCTTGTTACGAGGTAGCCTAACTACGGCATCAACACCTAATTTAGGAAGATTAATGACTCTAGGGTCTTCAAACTCATCAGGTACTTGAGACATGTTCAACTGCTTAGACAGTTGAATTTTAGAGGAAGATTCATGATTGCAATTTCTACAAACAACTCCAAATTCGTAGTCATCCCCATAAGAGACTTCACGGAGCTTCATTAGGAGATAGTTCTTATCCATCAGAAGAAGCTCGTCGATATCAATACCCTCTACAGTCTTCGCAAGTAAATCTGAGACTATGTCCTTCTGAATGTCTTTA